CAATGTAAAATTTAAGCCTAAAAAGGAATACATAAAACCGGTTGAAACAAAAATTGAATTATCCGATCGGACAATTGGATGGTTTTCTAAAAGAGGTATATCCACCGCAACACTATCGCATTGGAAAATTGGCGAATCAACTGAATATTTTCCCCAAGTAGATAAAAGGCGAAAAGCTATCAATTTTAATTACCATAGAAATGGCGAACTAATAAACACCAAGTTTCGTGATGGGGAAAAGAATTTTAAAATGGTGAGCGGTGCTGAACTTATATTTTACGGCATTGACAACATTAAGGAAATGGATACCATTTACATTGTCGAAGGTGAAATGGATGCGTTGTCATTATCGGAATCGGGTATTTATTCCGTTTGTAGTGTTCCAAATGGTGCATCAAAAGGTAATCAACGCCTTGAATATCTTGACAACTGTTTTGAATACTTTACAGAAAAAAAAGAAATAGTATTATGCACCGACAACGATGATGCCGGGTTATCACTTAGAAATGAACTCGCTCGAAGGTTTGGAAATTACCGTTGTAAATATGTTGACTTTGGAGAATATAAAGATGCTAACGAGGTATTAACGGAAAAAGGTGCTGAAACACTTCGGTCAATATTAAAAGAAACCAAGTCATTTCCACTTGAGGGGGTTATAAATATAAACGACATTTGGCAAGATGTAATCAATTATAATGAAAAAGGGATAGTCAACTACTCAATTCAACTTGCGGACTCGGATGAGTGGTTTAAAATGGCTTTTGGGGAGTGGTCAACCATTACCGGAATACCCAATTCAGGAAAGTCAGACTTTGTCGATCAAATATCTTGCAATCTTGCACTTAAATATGGGTTTAGAACGGCATACTTTTCCCCAGAATCTTTTCCCTATGAAAGCCATATAAAACGATTGGCAAATAAACTCAACGAAAAGCATTGCACTACGGATGACCTCAACCGAACAAAAAACTTTATTGAGGAACATTTTTACTTTGTGAAAATAGACCTTCAAAATCTTACATTAAAATCAATACTTGATAAATTCCGGGAACTTGTTTTCCAAAAAGGTGTCAATGTTTTAACAATCGACCCTTGGAATATGCTTGACCATTCGGCACAAAAAGACCATTCATACGTTGGTCGGGTACTTTCAGAGATTACCCAATTCGTGCAACAGACAAACACCCATCTTTTTTTGGTTGCACACCCAAGAAAAATGGAATCAGACAATGGTATTTTTAAAATACCAACGCCCTATGATATTAGTGGGTCATCTGACTTTTTTAATAAGTCTTATAATTGTCTTACCGTTTACCGGTCAATTGGCGAAATGACAAAATATGAATCTGATTCGGTGCAAGTGCATATCCAAAAGGTAAAAAGAAAAGAAAACGGCAAACAAGGATACTTCACCGTGGCACCTGACTTTAAAAATGGTGGGGTGTATAAACCTATCGATGAAAAGAAAAACAGAATAACAGTCGTAAAAGACACAATACCTTTTTAATGAATCTAAATGAATATTTTGATGCGTTTCGATGGTGTGAAAACAATTCCATCCGATGCTATCCAAAACCCCAAGACAAGGAATTTATTTTAGTCTATGAGATAAACGGACAACCTAAAACATCCGGCAAAACATACTCTAAAAAAGAATATGACACTAAGTGGAAAGAATTTTATATTTACCTTTACAAAAAATTTAAAGATGTTTGAAGTTGAATTTTTTCCCCTCTACGGTTTTACGGTTGGTTTTAATTATTCTAATGATGACCTTTTAGGTATTGATGAGGAAAAAGATTTTAAACACACCATCCAAGTGTTCATTGGAATATTTGGGTTCAACATTAATTGGTACATTGATAAATAATGGCATACGATAAAAAAGAACTTGAAAAAAAGGCGTTGATTGCTATCGAAAAACATAAACTGATGTTTATGGAGCATATCGTGGCATTTTTACCTTGTGGTAAAACTACTTTTTATGACCTTGAATTGAACCAATCGGACACTATAAAAAAGGCGGTTGAGGAAATGCGGGTTTCTAAAAAAACTAAAATGCTTTCCAATTGGATTGATTCGGAAACGCCATCACTACAAATTGCGGCGATGAAAATGATTTCAGAGGAACACGAGGCTCATAGATTAAATGGAACAAGGCAAGAAATTAAACACGATGGCGGAATCAAGTCAACACTAATTGAATGGAAACCGGCAAAAAGGGAATCGGAATCGTAGAACAAAAGTGCAATCGACAATTCTACGATTTAATAAATTCAAATAAAAGATTCAAAGTCCTACAAGGAGGGACAAGGTCAGGAAAGACATACGCCATTTGTCAATATGTGGCGTACATTCTAACGACTGCAAAAGAACCATTGACCATTTCCCTTATAAGAAAAACTTTACCGGCTTTAAAAGGCTCTATTCAAAGGGACTTTATTTCTATATTAGAACAGACCGGGATGTATTTCGATGGCAATCATAATAAAGCGGAAAACACTTTTAGATATGGCAAACACCTTGTGGAGTTTCTGTCTGTTGATGAACCGCAAAAAATCCGTGGTCGTAAAAGAAATATTGCCGTGTTGAATGAGGCAAACGAATTATTGCTTGAGGACTTCCGCCAAATCAATATGCGTACCACAGACAACATCATTATGGACTTCAATCCATCCGACCCGGTGCATTGGATATATGATGACATCATCCCAAGGGAGGATTGTGATACTTGGATTACAACCTACAAAGACAATATGTTTTTGTCCGATGATCTTATTTATGAGATTGAAAGGATGCGTGAGCGTGATCCGGATTATTGGAGGGTGTTTGGTGAAGGTCAAAAGGCAGTCTTTTCCGCCCGGCAGATATTCAATAATTGGAACTTTATCCCCCACAAAGATTTTCCAGAGTTTGATTTACATACCGAGGCGGTCATTGGATTGGACTTTGGATTTAGCAACGACCCAAGTGCGGCGGCAATAATTTTCCGAAAATCAGATAAATTATATGTTCACGAAATATTGTACAATACCGGGATGACTAATGGTGACATTGCTGAATATTTCAAGGCTAATGGTTACGACCAAGTGTTAACGTTTTATGATAGTGCCGAACCCAAGTCCGGTGAGGAACTCCGAAGGGCGGGATTATTATGCAAACCGGCAATCAAAGGTCAAGGGTCAATCACCGCCGGGATTTCATTACTCAAGGAATACGATGTCATCGTAAGCCAAGAATCAAAAAACATATTCAAGGAATACAATGGTTACTATTGGGAACAGTTAAAAGATGGAACAATCATAAATAAGCCACAAGATCGGCTGAACCACCAGATGGACTGCCTTAGATACGGAGTTTATTCGCAATACTCCAAGCGAAATGACTTCTTTGTTATTTAATTATTATTTTTGTAAAAATATAGACTTTAATGGCATCAATATTCGATAATTTCAAAAGGCTCGTGACTAAAAACAGTCAAGCCACAAATTCACAATTTAATAGGGCGATATATAACTTTTTAGGTGATACGATAATCACGAGTGCTGAGAATGATGATTCGTATATCAACAAGGGGTATCGTTTCAACTCGACCGTTTATTCGATTGTCAATCTTATAACAAAGGCGGCATCAACGGTTCCGTTCCAAGTTTATGAGGTGCAAAGTCAAAACTCACTAAAAAGATATAAGGCACTTACATCAAACGGATTCGATGCCAATGCAACCCATAAGGCACAAGTTATTTTAAAAAATTCAATGGTCGAATTAGAGGGAACTGAAATCCACGAACTATTGAACCGACCAAACCCCGCACAATCTTACGCATCATTCTTGAGTGAGGTGATTGCATTTGGTAAGCTAACCGGAAACCGTTACATCTACGGAATCACACCGGAGAGAGGTGCAAACCAATCCAAGTATGGCGAACTTTATGTTCTGCCGAGTCAGGCGATGGAAATCCATTCCGGTGGCTTTATGAAACCGGTTGACCATTACACCTTGGAATATAACGGAACTTTTCAAATCGATGCCGATGATGTTTGCCATATCAAAGATTTCAATCCTTATTTCGATGGGTCAGGACAAAACCTTTATGGTATGTCACCACTACGAGCCGGATTGCGTTCTATGGATGCCAACAATGAGGCACTTACCACCGGGGTCAAATATTTACAAAACCAAACGGCAAGGGGTGTGTTGATGTCTGAGGAAGGGGATTTGAATGAAGTACAAGCCAAGCAACTAAAGGAAAAATTCAGACAACAGTATCAAGGTTCAGGCAATGCCGGGGATGTTATCATTACCCCTAAAAAATTATCGTGGGTTAACTTTGGTCTAAACGCCGCTGACCTTTCCCTTATCGAACAATATAATGGCACCATAAAAGACCTTTGCAACGTTTACAATGTCCCGGCGGTATTGCTTAACAATGTTGAATCGGCAACTTATAACAATGTAAAAGAGGCACGAAAAATGCTATATACCAATGCGGTGATTCCTGAACTTATGAAAATAAGGGATGAACTGAATCGTTGGTTAGCACCCAAGTATGGGGAAAAGGTTTTTATTGATTTTGATTACACCACTATCCCGGAACTGCAAGAGGAAACCGATAAGGTTGTTGCTCAGATGTCCCAAGCGTGGTGGCTTACACCAAACGAAAAACGTGCGGCGATGTCTTATGGTAAGGATCAGGAAAACGAAAGAATGGATGAATACTATATCCCGGCTAATCTTTTGCCACTTGGCGATTCCGATATGCCTGATATGACACCCGAACCAATAGAAATTGAACCGGCAGAGAAAAGACAAGTGCCGGGAATGAATGACATATTTACAACAATTAGTGAGGCACAACAACGAGCAAACGAAATGGGTGGTGAAGGTTACCACCAACATACCTATGATGGCTATACGGTATATATGCCATTTGAAACACACGAGGAATATGAGGCGGCAAAAGACAATCGCCTTGATGAATTTTACGGCGAGATGGATGCCGATTCTTTTGACTACAATTTCGAACTTGATAGTCGATATGATGATGATGAAGATACCGACCAAGATGGGGGAGAAATCATCCAAAAGGCACCACAAATCCGTGGGGCGATGGAAACGGCATTGCGTAATAAAGTAAAAGACCATAATGATGAATATGGTGACAACCCGGCAAAAAGGGCAACTTATTCAATGTTAGCGAGGTCATTTGTAAGGGGTATCGGTGCGTATCGCACAAACCCATCATCTGTAAGACCAAATGTATCGAGCGAAGATCAATGGGCATTGGGTAGGGTCAACGGATTACTCTATGCACTTAGAACCGGTAAATTTAAAAGAAGGGCATACGATACCGATTTACTACCGGAAGAACACCCATTGTCATCAGACAAAAAAAGCCAAAAGGCAGAAACTTATTCCGACTACCCACAAGGTGCAACCAACAACGCCAAGCGAATGTTGGAGTGGCGTGAGAAATATGGTCGTGATGTTGTCAAAGGCGGAACAAGGGTCGGATGGGAAAGAGCCAATCAACTCGCAAGTCGTGAGGCATTATCATTGGACACCGTAAGGCGAGTCAACTCCTTTTTAGCAAGACATAAAGACAACGCAAAGATTGACCCACAATACAAGGATGAGCCGTGGAAAGACCGTGGATATGTTGCCTACAACCTTTGGGGTGGTGCGGCGATGGTATCTTGGGCAAAGCGTATTTCTGAAAACGACTAAATATGTTCGATAGGGAAACTTGGAGAAACGAATTTTCCCAACAACTCGACATTGGAGAAAAAGCCGAGGTTGCGAGATTCAAACGATATTACAATGAACAGTACAAAACCGCCATTGATGGTTTTCTATTGGACAACAATCCAAGAGGTGGCAATAATTTATTCAAGTCAAACGAACTTGAAAACCTTTACGTTGGACTTTATTCCAATATCGGGTTACGATTTGCTAAGTGGTACGCCAAGACTTATGACCGCCTAATATCCAAACGACAAGATGTTTCCGGGTTCGATGATGTATGGAGTGAGGGGTTTTCCGAAGCGGGTCGAAAGGTTGCCGGTCAACGTATTGTTTTATTACAAGGCACCGCCAAAGCGGAGGTGATAAAAAACTTACAACGATTTATGCAAGACCCCGAGTTTATGGCATTAGGTGCCGATCAGCGTGGTCGCATTTTACGTTCAAGGTTTAACAAACTATCTGCATACCAAGCCGAAAGAATTGTGCGAACTGAGGCAACTTATGCGGCGAATCTTGGTGCCGAAAGGTCTGCTCTTGATATGTTTGGTGCAAGTGGTTTACAAAAAGAATGGTTGACTTCCGTTGATGGTCGTGAAAGGGATGCCCATCGAATGACCAATGGTCAGATTGTAGATATGGACAAGCCGTTCAATGTAGGCGGTGAACTGCTAATGATGCCGGGTGACCCACGAGGAAGGGCGGCGAATGTTGTCAATTGCCGGTGTGCAGTTGCACACTTACCAAAACCGGATGCACAACCCACAACACAACTTGAAGGATTGGCGTTTGGATTAGCCGGTGAAATGGTCGCACAAAATGTTATTGATGAAATTTAATATCTTTGCAATATGAATAATATTATATTTAAGCAATCCCCAATGGGGGAACTAATTGATGCCGATGAAAAAGCGGGAATCGTAAAAGGTTACGCATCGGTGTTCAACAACGTTGATTCGGATAATGATATAATTAAATCCGGGGCATACAAGAAAACCATTGCCGAAAACGGTAGAAGGGTCAAGTACCTTTACCAACACGATATGGATAAACCTATTGGCAAGATGGTCAACTTGGTTGAGGATGAGAAAGGTCTTGTCTTTGAAGCCGAGATTGCCAAAACCCAATTAGGTATGGATGTCATTGAACTAATCAAAGCCGGGGTGATTACCGAAAATAGTGTCGGGATTCTACCCATCCAAAAAGAAATGGTAAATGGTAGGCGTGAGATTAATGAGGTGAAACTCTATGAGGTTTCTGCCGTTACACTTGCCGCTAATGACCAAGCAATGATTTTGGATGTCAAGGGCAACGTTGACCCAAATAAAGTAATTAAGCGATATGATAATATCGCAAGATTAGTCCGCAAAGGGAATATATCCGATGAACTTGGATATACTCTTGAGGCGGAAATATTAAAATTGAAATCTATTTTTATGAATATGACCACTTCGCCAACTGATATTGAGGTTACGAAGCCGGAAATCGTGAAAGGAGATTCAACTGAAGAATTTAACTATTTGTTTAACATCCTTAAAAAATAATAAAATGAACGAGGAAGTAAAAAATCAGTTAGACCAAATCGGTGACATCGTAGATTCTAAGATTGAAAAGGCTTTCAACCAAGCGCAAGAAAACGCAAAAGGTGAAGTTGAATCAAGTCTTAAAAGCGAGATCACTAATTTGACTAACGACTATAATGACAAGATGGAAGCCGCTACAAAGCGAATGGATGCCATCGAAATGGAAAGCAAAAAAACGCTTTCAGGAGTAAACACAAAAACCTTTAAAGGTCAAATCGAAGCCGCCATCAAAGATGGTGCAATCGAGGCACTTGTAAAAGGTAACACCAACGCCGCAAGATTTGAAATCAAGGCGGGTGATATGACAATGGCGAATGCCTACACGGGAGTTGTTGCCGGAGAAACTGTAATTACAGACTTCAAATTCGACCCTTCAAGAAGCGTTCACGTTAGAACTCTTTTGCCTATCGGAAACACCGATTCTCAAACAATTAGATTCCCTAAGGAATCTGCTTATGATGATGGTGCTGCTGCAACTGCTCAAGGTTCAACTCTTGGTGCCTCTGACTTTGACATTACCGCTACAAGCGTAAATGTTGAAAAAATTGGCACTTTTATGAGAATAACTGAGGAGATGCTAAACGATACTCCCGGATTATCTTCTTACCTATCGGCAAGAGTACCCGGAAAAGTATTGTCTGTTGAGGATACTGAAATCCTTAACGGAGATGGTTCATCGCCAAACCTTGATGGTCTTTTCACCGATGGTGCGGCTTTTGTCACTTCAGGTGGGGCGTTTGATGATGCGGTTGAGTCAGCTAATGAATTTGATGTTCTTATTGCATCATTGAATCAATTGGCACTTGCTAACTATCAAGCCGACACGATTCTTTTGAATCCTACTGATTTCCATAAAATAGTATTATTGAAATCTACTGCCAACGAATATTTGAAAAATCAAATCGTTCAAGGTATTCAACCTGCAATCAATGGCGTTCCAATTACATTGAACACCGCCGTGACTGCCGGAAAATTCCTTGTTGGTAACTTGGCACAAGCAACGCAACTTTGGGTTCGTGATGGACTTGGAATCGAATTTTCAAGGGAAGATTCTACAAATTTCCGTGATGGGTTTGTGACCGTAAAAGCCCAAGAACGGGTGGCTTTGAGTAATTATGCTCCTAATGCAATCGTACAAGGTACGTTCTCAACTGCTAAAGCGGCACTTGAAACACCTTAATCTAACGATTAGTTTTGACTTGGAAAGGGTGGTCATATCGACTGCCCTTTTTGGGTTTAAGAAAATAAATGTAAAATATTTTTTATATTCTAAAATAAATTATATATTTACATCATAAACATAAAACAATAACACAATGGAAACTAATTACACACTTAAAAACCCACACAAATATTACATTTGGTCAGTTAAGTCAAGACAAAACCCAAACCAAATTCTACTAACCGATAGATTATCACCAAAAGATTTCTGGTTTCAAATAGGACAATTTGTTGGAACACATATTAATGAAATGAAGTTAATAGGATACAAAATTGTTAAAGACCATTGGGGAAATGATGTTGAAGAAATATTTCAAACTACAGGAAAGTTTATGAAAAAAGAAATAATTGACGCACATAACAATAGCGATATAATAAAATAAAAACAACCGGGGGCGGCAACGCCCCCATTAAAACAATAGAAAATGAAAAAGTACAAAGACAGATCAACATCTACAAGATTATTATCAAACGTTGAAGGAACATCTTACAAACTAATCATAAAGTTTGGAGATAATATTAGAGAAAAAATATTCGAAGGAAAAGATGCTTATAAAAGAGCAGTAAAATTCCAAGATGGTGTTACAGAAATGATGCAATCAATTAGATAAAAAACAACAGGGGGCGGCAACGCCCCCTTTGTACAACCAAAATTTAAATTATGAAAAATCAAAATGAATATAGAATACAAGATACACCAGAATATATAATGGTAAAAAGAATTACCAACGAGGAAAATCGCAAGAACATAATTGAGGCGGCGAAATCGTTTGCAATATTATTGTCGGCGGTTTTTATATCGGTTTGGTTATGTTCAAATTTTCTTTTACATCTTGAAACAATTATCGAATGGTGGAATAACTTTCACATTGAAATATTTTTAATTGATATAATAATATGGCTCAAAAAGATAACTTCCTAAACAAAAAAAAGGATATGCATATCCATCGGCAAATAAACATAAATCAAAATATTGTTAATATTAAAAAATTTAATAAATTAGTAAAGAAATTAAGATAGTTTTTTTTGTTTGATAATTGTTGGGAAATGTCCGCCATTCACTTGGTGGGCATTTTTTTATACCTTTACGTTAAACCAATGAATTGAATAATAATCAAAGGGGGTGTTTTAGTGAATACCTTTTCGCAACCGAATGCATTAAAAGAGGATATAATGTTTCAATGCCTTTATCGGATGCATCAATTTATGATTGCGTGGTTGATAATGGCAAAAACTTATATAAAATACAAATCAAATCAACAATAAAATTACCCATAAAAGACACCATTACAACAATACAAGTGCCACTTCAAAATTCAAAAAGGGTTTACACTAAAAGCGATGTAGACTATTTTGCCGTCTATGTTTATCATCTTGAGGGGTTTTTTATATTTAAAAACAATGGAAATATGCAATCAGTAAGATTGTCACTTGTGGGTAAATATTCCAAAAATTTTAATAACTTTGTATTCAATAGGGATTCTCAATCCCATTCATAAATTGTTTAGGTGAGTTTGGTTAATTAAGGGTAGCATTTAAGTGTTACCCTTTTTTTTTATCTTTGTGTAAATTATATATTATGAAAATATTAATGAAAAAAAGCGTTTTATCCTCTGATGGATGGCGTTGGGAGGAAAAGGTTTATGATATTGACAACAAGGTCGCATCGGATTATATCAAAAAAGGAATCGGCGTTGAATTTGTCGAACAAGTAAAAGAGGAAAAAAAAGCTAAAGAAACTAAGGAAAACAAAGTGGCAAGAAAACGAACCACTAAAAAATCCAAATAATGCCTTATACAAAGAACACTTATTTCAGCGACCCGCCACTTACGTTTCAACCGCAAATTAAAATCAATTCCACAACCGGAAGTGAAATCATCACGGCGGCAAATGTCAAGGATTTTGCAAGAATTGACACCACGGCAGATGATACTATTATTGGGCAAATGATAACCCAAGCGAGAATCGTGGCGGAAAATTACATTTCCAAGGATATTGTGGCAAAAAATAGAACTTACTATTTGCCATTTGCCAACACAAGAATCGCATTACCTTTCGCGCCGGTTGCATCTATTTCATCGGCAACAGTTGATGGAACTTCTGCCACATATACCGCAAAAGGATTGGACAATGAAATAATCGAACTCAATGAACTCCCGGCAAAGGAGATAAAAATTATTTACATCACAACCGGAATTGATGATTCATTTCTCAAACAAGCGTTGTTACAAATGGTAACGACCTATTATGACAACCGGTCGGATTTTGTGATTGGGGAATCAGTAAATGAAATCCCAACAAGTGCAATGGATTTGTTGTCATCATATAAAACCGTGTTTATTTAATGGATGCCGGGAAACTTGATACAAGGGTTGAAGTAAGGCGATTGACAAAGACCGCCGACACTTATGGGGGCTACACCTCAACAACGGCAACCGCATCGACTATATGGGCATATAAAAGAGAAACAAGCGGTGACATAAGCCAAGAGAATGGAAAGCGTAGGCGTGAACTTGATATTGAACTAATTGTTCGCCAAAAAACCGCCGACACGATCTTGAACACCGACCTTTTGAAAATCGAAAACGTTTCCGGTGAATACCGTATCAACGGCAAATTTGAATCCGGATATAAATATTTTACAACCATAAAAGCCACAAAAATTGATTAGTGTTAAAATCAAACAGAGCGATTTAAATGATTTGAACCGAAAACTCAATCAACTCAGAAGTTTTTCCAAGGAGGGACTTTCAAAAGAGATTGGCGATACTGCCGCTTTTTCGGCGGCAAGGATGAAAAAAAGTGTGCCAACTGATAAATCGGCTTTAAAACAAGGTATTGGATTCGGTAGAATGGGCAAAATGGCAAGGGTGTTTTCAAAGACTTTTTATTCGCCATTTGTTGAATTTGGAACAAGGGATGGAAATCTTAAGTTTAATGATATGTTGGAACTTGGTATTCCAAAATCTTATGCTGAGCAATTCAAGGCAAATCCATTAAAAAAGAAAACCAATCAAAACGCAAGACCTTTTTTCTTTTCATCTGTAAGGGTGGAATTAAAAAACCTTTTAGATAGGCTTGACAGTCGATTAAATAACCTAACACGATGAACGAGGCACTTCAATTTATAAGAAAAGCGATTTTAACCCGTTTAACGGATGCAATTTCTATTGGGGGCAGTTATGTCCCGGTTTATAATCGGGTGCCATCTGATGCATCTGAACCCTATATAAAAGTGTTTTCCGTAAGTAATAACGAAAGCGATTTCAATGCCACAAGTTTTATCTCGGAATGTGTCACAAGATTGGAGGTCGTAACGGCATTTGATTCTGATTCCGGTGGTGAATTGCAGTCAAATCAAATTGTAAGTAGTATTTTAAATTTAGTCCGCACTAGATCAAGTGGGTATTATGACTTATCAAGCGATGGTTTTAATGTGATAACTTGCACAAATAATGGTGTAACATATTTTGAGGATGACTTGGAGGATAAAACATATTTCCGAGCGATTGTCGAAATATCTAATAAGATAGAAAAAACATAATGGACGATTTGAAAATATTTGGTGTGTATGGTTTGAATATCGGTGCATTTGCAGTTAGTGTATCGGAAGTAAATCCTTTAATGCAATTTTTCGTGTTAACTGCAACCCTTACGTTTACGGTTATTCAGATAGTAAAAGCCCTTAAAAAATAATGTATAACAACGTTAAACCTACACAGAGTCAAATTGAAGGAATCAGAATCACTAAAATAAGACAAAGATTTCAACAACTATTTAGACCATTAAGCAGATGAAAATGCCAAACGGAGTAGCGAAAGACATAAGACACTTTGCAGGAAGTTTACTTGTATTTTTCTTGGTTGTTTTGATATTATTATATCTATCAAAGTATCAAATACCAAGTGAAAACGCTCAAATAGTAAATACCCTTATAGGTATGATTGCGGCATCAATTGCGATGGTCATTGCAAGTATTACCGGGAGAAACCCTGATGATTTGGATGCGGCAAAAAAGAAAATATCAAATCTTGAAATGAAAATTGAAATGCTTGTTCAATCGAAAGATATGCTTGAAAATATGCTTATCAAAGTTCAAGATGATACCATTGACCGATTACTGTTGAACAAAACACTTCAATACGATGACTGCAAAAGCGGTAAGTGCGGTTGTAAAAATGATTGCAGTAATGAATCTTAAATATTTTAATATTGAGGAATTTGATTCGCCGGACTATGCCGGTTCTGCTGATTTGTATATGGATAGGGATTTTCTTAGGATGCTCGACACGGCTCGAGGTTATAGTAATGGGACACCCTTTAAAATCACTTCGGGGTATCGTACACCAGAAAAAAACCGAGCCATATACAAAAATCTTGGCAAGACAGAAATCAAATCATCTCATTTATACGGAAGGGCGGCAGATATATTGGCAACAACATCAAGAGATAGATTTAACATCGTTAATGCACTTATCAAAGCCGGATTTAATAGAATCGGTATTTCAGGAAAATCAGGATTTATTCACGTTGACAATGACTGCAAAGAATATGGAGGACAAAAATCATCCAACGTTATTTGGATTTACTAATACAGTAGGGAGTACAATATGCCTAAAAAGAAATTTAAAGATACGGCGGTAGGTTCTTTTCTACTGCAAAAGATTCCAAAGGTGGTCGGTGCAATTGCCGAAGATACCCCCATTGGAAACGTAATTGAAGCAATTATTGGCGGCTCAGATATGTCATCCGAGGATAAGGAGGTCGCTTTAGAAAAGCTAAGATTAGAACGTGCCGAAATGGATGGAGTGACCCGCAGATGGGTTGCCGATAGCCGAAGTGGATGGTTGGCACAAAATGTTCGCCCTTTGACTTTGTGTTTTTTTACAATTTCTTACATTATTGGGTGGTATATGGAATATGATTTGACAACAATCACCGGTCTAATGCAAGTGATCTTGGGAGGCTATTTCGGTAGTCGTGGGGTCGAAAAGGTGTTTGGAAATAAACTCCATAAATAATGGCGAAAAATATCACTAATTTTGTAAAAGCCACGAAAAGAAAACGCCCCGGTGTTCATTCAAAGAATGCATCAATAAACCAAAAAGGGTGGAAAAAGAAATCTCGTGGTCAAGGTAAAAAAAGATAAATATGGCAACTCGTGACTTATATTCCGCTAATAATTTTTATCGAATGTCATTCGGTGATTATGGATTTAGGGTTTTAGATAATACACACGGTAATTCATCAACGCCAAGTGGTGAATTTTTTGGTTCAATAGAATGCACCGAAAACAGTACGATCACACTTACAAATGACACTTCCGGAGGTGATAGCGGTCTTTCAAGTTTTTCAATAAAAGAAGGGCATATAATATATGGCAATTTTACTGATGTTTCAATAAGTCAAGGTCAAGTTATCTGCTACTTACGAAAACCAAAATAAATGCTTGGTCTTTCTTTTAACGTAATTTCAAGGTCAAAAAAAACCAAAAAGATATTAAAAAAACATCTTTTAGATAATCTTGAGGATTTATGGAATACTACGGAAGATAAATGGCAATCGTATAATTATGTAATTCCTCTTACTTGGGATTCTATTAACGAGGTATGGGACAGATATGATGAAAGGTTGCCGGAAACTTGGGAGGTGCTAAATAAAAATTGGAATGCAGAAAGTGAATTATGGGATGAAATATAAATTTGTTAAATTTGTAAAAAATTAATTATGGGTACTACACTATCGGGATTAAAAATAAAAGATACTTATCAAGGTCTTATCAAATTAACTGATAATGCCGCCGCATCGGGTTCAACAAAAGAACTGACTGATGGTGTTGGTAATGACTTAAATATACAAGTTGACACCACCGGAAGATTGGAGGCAACATCATTTGTCAAAACAAGTGGAACATCAAGTCAAATCCTTTTGGCGGATGGTGCGGTTGCTACAACACTATCGACTGGTTTTTTAGCTGACGATTCAGTTACATTTGCAAAACTCTCTGTAAGATATACGGAGGATGTAAGCATTACAACATTAACAGGAACAGTTTCTTTCAATTGTGCGTTAGGTTCAGTTTTTAAATTAAGCGGAGATTTAACAGGTGCATATACTATTAGCCTAACAGGCTACAAAAAAGGTCAAATTATAACAATTTATCCCTTAAAGGGTAGTCAAACTTTGAATCTTGCAGGTGCAGGAAGTTCCACAAATACATTCAATAAATTAGGAGGTGTGAACTATGATGATGATGGTTCAGCATCAAACATATTACAAATAGAGTGTGTTGATGATAGCGCAACCGACCCCGTATTCTTTTATTCATTAGCAACATTTGCCGCTGATGCAAGTGATATTTAAAAATTAGTCTATGCTTAACAGAAGATTAGTATCTCTAGGTGTTTCCCCAACCCCGTCAATAATAGAAATGGAATATCTTTCTATTGCAGGAGGCGGAGCCGGTGGTTCTTGGGGTGGTGGTGGCGGAGCCGGTGGTTACTTAACTAACTTAGGAGGCACTAAGTCAGTATTAACCTCGGGTGCAACTTATACCGTTACTATTGGCGCGGGAGGTGTCAAACAAACTGCAACAGGAACAAGAACCGTAGCAAATCCGGGTGTAAATTCGTCTATATCAGGGACAGGGGTTTCAGTTACTTCTACCGGCGGAGGTGGCGGGGGAACAATGGTATATACATCATCTACCGCAGAACACGCAGGTCAAACAGGTGGTTCCGGTGGTGGTGCAACTGCTAACCGAAGCGCATCAGTTGGTGGTTCTGGAACATCAGGACAAGGGAATGATGGTGGAGATAGTCCGGCACAAGACCCAAACTTCCCCGGCGGTGGCGGAGGTGGCGGAGCCGGTGCAGTAGGTGGAGATGGTCAAAGTGCATCAGGTAGTCCCACTTATGCCGCCGGAAATGGTGGTAACGGTTTAGCCAGTTCAATCGCAGGTTCTTCGGTAACGAGAGCCGGTGGTGGTGGTGGGTTTACTTATGGAATTAATGTTGTAAGTGTAGCAACAGGAGGAACAGGCGGTGGAGGTGCCGGTGGTAGATTTGTATCACAAAGTAATGGTTTTAATCCCGCTCCATCCAATGGCGGAGATGGAACCACAAATAAAGGTTCCGGTGGAGGTTCCGCATCTGCAAATACATATCAATCAGGTTCAAACTACTATGGGGGGGAGCCCGGAAGTGGAGGTTCAGGTGTTGTAATATTAAGAATATTAACATCACAATATACAGGAACAACAACAGGAAGCCCAACCGTATCAGATGATGGAGCTTATAAAATTTTAGAATTTACGGGTTCAGGTTCTTATACTGCATAAAAATATGGCACATTTTGCACAATTAGATTCAAATAATATAGTATTAACGGTTTTAGTAGTTAATAACGAGGTATTATTGAAAAAAGATAACACAGAAAGTGAACTAAAAGGTATCCAATTTTTGAATAGGTTACTTGGCACTTCTAATTGGAAACAAACCTCATACAACGGTAATATCAGAAAAAACTTTGCCGGAGTTGGTTATACTTATGATTCGGGTAGGGATGCTTTTATACCCCCCCAACCTTTTAACAGTTGGAGTATAAATGAAGATACTTGCTTGTGGGAAGCACCCGTTGAATACCCGAATACCTTAAATGAAGAAGGAATCCCAGATAGATATTATTGGAGTGAAGAAAACCAAGAATGGAACTTGATTGATTAATGTAAGATTTTAATATTATTCGAAAAATTAAAAAGTATTATATTTGTAAAAAATAAAGAATTATGGCATCTACTGTTTATAACGGAACAAATTTATTATTAAAATTTATCGCTGATGGCGGTACTTTGGCAACCATTGGTCATTCAACAAGTGCATCTCTTTCGTTGTCTATGGATGCCCCGGAAGCTACAAGCAAAGATTCAGGCGGTTATCAAGAAGTAATCCCCGGACTTAGGAGCGGGGAAATTAGCTTTGAAGGTCTTGTTGATTATACTGACACCCAAAACGTACCGGCAATGGCTACGCTTATGGACAACCGTACAAAAATTGATTGGTCTTTTGGAACTACCACAACTGGTGATACTGTTTTTTCAGGTGAAGGATTTATCACTTCAATTGAAACAAGCGGCGAAATGGAAAGTGCGGTTACCTATTCAGGAACTATCGTGACTACCGGATCAATTACAACTGCGGTCAACTCGTAATTTTAATACATAATGGGGAACAAAAGGAGGGGTTACCACGACCTTAAAATTGGTGGTAAGAATAGGACTATGCACTTTTCAATGAACTTTTGGAGTGCATTCACCGATGAATTAAACATTTCACTTGACCAATTGGGGAAAATTTTTGAGGGTGGAATATCATTGAGTGTAATTCGTGAAATCATTTATTGTGGCTTATTGGCAAACGACCAAGAACAAGGCAACGAAATTGACTATAATAAATTTAAAGTCGGTGCGTGGTTGGAAGATGTTGATGCTAATAAACTTGAAAAGATTGTCACGGCAATGACCGAATCACGAATACTTGGTAATGATTTAAATATGGGAATCCAAAGGAATCCCACCGAGGAAAAAAAAACACAAGCGAACCCGAGCAAGTAACTTGGGATTCATTAGCTGACTATTTTATTGGGCAATGCGGTATTCCCCCGGGTGATTTTTGGATTAACACTTGGAAGGAAAATCAACTATTGGGTGAAAGCCATATCATCAAACAAAACCTTGAGTGGGAACGTTTGCGATATTTGGCAACTCTCATCCACAACGTAAATTGCACCAAGAAAAGTCAAACCGTTAAACCCCCGGATTTATTCCCTTTGCCACAAGATGTTTATCTAAAAAGGAACGCCCCAAGGTCAACCCCACAGAAATTAAAAGAATTTGAAGATTTACTTGAATCAATGAAAGACATTAAAAGGGAGGTTGTTTTTTAAATTGTTAAATTTGCATTATGGCAAACATTTTAGAAGTAATAATAAATGGGGATGCAAAAGGATTAAATAAATCACTTTCATCCGCATCATCGAAACTTAAAGCATTTGGGAGGCAAACCACCGACATTGGGACTCGACTTTCAACAAGGTTAACTTTACCTATCGGTCTTGCCGGTGCGGCTATGATTAAACTCGCATCTGACACCGATGAATCATTGAACAAAGTTGATGTTGCTTTCAAAGGTTCCTCACAAGAGGTCAGAGATTTTGCAAAAACTACTCTGCAAAGTTTTGGTATTGCAAGAGGTCAAGCATTGGATATGGCGGCACTTTTTGGAGATATGTCCACATCAATGGGATTGTCAACTGCCGAGGCGGCTAAAATGTCTATTTCTTTGACCGGACTTGCCGGTGATTTAGCATCTTTTAAAAACATAAACATTGAAGAAGTCACTACGGCATTGGCAGGGGTTTTTACCGGTGAAACTGAATCCTTGAAAAGACTTGGGATAGTTATGACTGAGGTGAATTTGCAACAATTTGCTTTGCAAAAAGGAATGACAAAGAGCATCAAGAAGATGACTCAAGCCGAAAAGGTTGCTTTGCGTTATGAATTTATAATGTCAAAAACGGCAAACTCTCAAGGTGATTTTACGAGGACTTCCGGTGGTGCGGCAAACCAAATGAGGATGTTTAGTCAAGGATTAAAAGAACTTGGCAGCCAATTTGGAGAGTTAATTTTGCCATTTTTTACAAAATTAGTAGTCAGAGCAAACAATTTTATAAAGTCATTGAAAAACCTTAATCCTGAGATTGTTAAAATGGGATTTGTTTTTGCCGGTCTTGCCGCCGCTTTGCCGCCTTTATTAATTGTAATTGGTTCTTTTGTAACGGTTATCGGTGCAATAGTTTCCCCGGTTGGGTTAGTGGTTGCGGCACTTGGTTTATTGGTTTTAAAATTTAATGAAATTTCAAATGTAATAAATGACTTTTCAGTTACCTTGAAGGCTGCTTTTCAGTTGGTAATTAGCAAATCAATTGAGAAAGTAAAATTATTAATTAACAATTTAGGTCGATTAGGTGCCATAATAAAGGAACTTATTACCAAAAGATTTTCATCTGATTTAGACAGTATAAATGAAAAGTATGATGAACAAGCCGATAAAATTAGAGAAAACGCAAAGGAACAACAAGATTTAATTAAAAAATTCGCAGAACTTAGAAAAGAAACGAATGATTTGCCACCAACAATTGATGTTCTTTTAGGTAAATTAGAGCAATTAACAAAAAAGTTTTTTAAAACTAAAGGGGCGGCAGAGGAAGCTAAAAAATCATTTGAGGGTTTTGGGAATGGATTAAGTTTCATATTTGATGTTGGGTCAGATTCATTAGATACAAGTACAACTTGGTCATCGTTAAATGAAGGAATAGATTCTTCAATTAAAAAGTTTGAGGAAATAGACAAAAAAAGAAAGGAATTTATTAATGGTATAAACCAAACGGCATCTGATATAATAAATAGTGGATTTGCCGATATTTTAGTTAGTATGGGGGAATCCATTGGTCAATCATTATCAGGGATAACAGATTCCGGAAAAAACTTTGCACAAAGTTTATTATCCACAATTGGGTCAATGGCTACTCAATTGGGTAAAATGGCAATTGGAATAGGTATTGCAATAAAAGGTATTAAAACTTCTTTAAAATCACTTAATCCCGTGGTTGCTATTGCCGCCGGAGTTGCGTTAGTAGCGTTGGGTTCTTTTGCCTCGAATAGAGCAAGTAAAATTGGCTCAGGAAGTGCCACGGCATTCGCAAACGGCGGAATTGTATCATCGCCAACACTTGGACTGATGGGTGAATATCCCGGCGCAAGGTCGAATCCGGAGGTGATTGCCCCACTTGATAAATTAAAATCAATGATTGGCGGAGGTCAAGCAAACGTAAATATTACTGGAGGCTTTAGGCTAGAAGGTCAAGATTTGATTTTAGCTTTAGAGAGGGCTAATAGAAATAATAAAAGATTTGCTTGATGGCATACGGTGAAAAATTTTCATTGCAGTTTTCCGATGTATATAATAATCCACGAAAACTTTCAATCTTACAAAAAAACTATTCAGGTCAGGTTTTCCCATTGATTGGAACAAACGACCCGGTCATATTAAAATGGCACAATAAAGATGACATTTATAATCCAATCATTGGTTCAACTTGCGAAATTAATCTTTTTGTGACCGAATCAACCGGAGGTAAAAGTTGGGATGAACTTGATGAAAATTGGAATCTAAGCGAAGTCCAATGG